ATGTTAAAACAGCATGAGGCATACCTGATCCGCCGGCAGAGGGAAAGAGGTATGAGCCAAGGGAATTTGTTTGGGGAGGGGAAATGATGTTCAAAAGCCGTTCTGAAATGTATCGAAAAGATAAGGCACCCTGGCTTGGTAGAATATATGAAATGGGTAAACAGGCTAGGATAGAAGGAATTAGGAGGGAAAACAATCCCTATCAAGATGACGTCAATCCTAGAGGTGGGGTGAACTATAATCGTGCCAGATGGAAAGCATGGGATGCAGGATGGAGGGAGAAATAAAATGAATAAAAAACACATAACGCCTAAAGCCATCGAACTATCGAAAGAAATTGCCGAATACTGGAGGATGGAGATTTATAAAGGGTGTTGGGTTTGCGTGATCCAAGTGAAAAAAGGAGGGGAAAAATTCAACCGCAAACTAATTGACGGAAAAACATACTGGATAGATAAAGATACACAACAACTCTACTGGGGAAGTTTTGGGAAAATCCACGAGAACGACTATTTCCCTATCCCCTCAATATCGGATGTTTTGAAGAAATTATCAGGCATTACAACATCAATAGAAAAGGAGCTGTTACGCTTAGTGACAAACCTTTGGCGTGGTTATCATACAAATATAATAGAGTTCCACAAAGCCCTACTTTCCGCATTACTTGAGGTATTAAAAAATGGAGAAATAAAATGAAACCAATAAAATTTGAAGAACAGACAAAAATATTGTCGCGCCCAAAATCCATGACAGATGAAGAGTGTGGATCTTTGGCAATTTTTTCTGACGGAAAAGTCTGTTTAAGTTGCTGGAAAATGGGTTTTAAAGAAAGGCTAAAAGCTCTGATATTTGGGAAGATTTGGGTACAGGTTTATAGCGGAAAAACACAGCCTCCGATTGCTTTAGATTGCTGTAAAACTGTTTTTGAAAAGGAGAAATAAAATGAATAAAAAAGATGAACAAATCGCAAATTTCTACAGAGCAAATCAGCTAATTAATGATGGATCCCTGGCTTTGAGGGGTCATATCGACAATGTACTCCTGCCGTCTGTTGAGGGAGATGGGCTGCTAACAGAGTACGCGCACAATATCAGGAGAGAGTTTACGACCGGGGATCAAAAAGCAAAGAAATATTCGTTCAGGGCTATCGATTATCTAGAAACGTCCATACCCGAACCCGAGCCAGAATACCCCGATCAGATACCTATCATGGGATTTCAAGGCGTAGGTGGATTCAACTACTATAAAATTACCAAGAACCAGGAAGAGACTCTAAAGCTGTTAAAGAAAATCAGGATGCATGGGTACTACCTCAATGATGGGTTTATGTTCCTGAGTGACAATAAACCGGAACATGCCAACCTGACTTACCATACTCCCTGGGCATATGATGAGAGGTTTGATTTTAGCGAGTGGAACCAAGAGTTCTGGGATGACTTTAAGGTTTATCTCGAGATGCATAAAGAGGTGGGGCTAGATTTTTGTGCTCAACCCTACCTGCGAAAGGATTATACTAGGTATCCATTCACCAACAATGTGAATGGCATAACAGATTTTTGGGGAAAAGAGAAACAACAGATAGGATATTTAGATGAAGAAGTAATGCAAATTCACAGGGCATATTACCGGAAAATCATGGAAACTTACCGTGGAGTGTATGGAGATAATTATAAGCCGTACATAAAAGCCAGTCCAAACGAAGCAGCACATCATGGTAGTGGAGAACACTTTCATCGGATTATGTACTTTTGTGAAGATATGTATGAAAGCGTACTTTTTGCTTATACTGACCTCTCACATATTATCCTCGACTTGACTAGTTGTGAAGGTACGATAGGCGAGCTACGGGAACCACATCCATGTCCAAAAAAAGGGGCTTGTACTCGTGATGGTAGACATGGGAAGAAAGAATATAATAGGTTGGCAGTAGGTGAAAAACATAAGCGTTCTGTTTGGGAAGACTTCCCCAATTTAGATAGACTATTTCGAGTCAATAAAGTAAGGCGGTTTACTGAAGACGGCGGTAGTATGACTGGAAAAGGTAGAATTACACTAACAAATAAAATTAACCTTGGTACTCCTGAACAACAAGCCTACATGATGACGGAGTTGGCAAAGTTTTACAAAAGGACGGGTAAGAAAGCGATATTTTGCTCATTCCCCCATGAGGCACTAAAGAAAGTAGATGGAGTATTCTTCCCCGATTATAGGGTGAGTGAGATGGGTAGGACGTTTGCTTGTGGACGAGCCATGCAAAAAGCGTATTTGGAGGTAATGAAATGAGTAATTACTGGTTTTGTCTTGAATGTGGGGAATTGCTTGATGGGAAAGATATTTATCCATATTGTGGTGATTTTATTCACGTAGTTTTCACTACTGTAGATGATGGTAGGGGAGGGTATTATCCCGGACCCTCGCCTTGTGGTCCAGTAGTTCCTTGTACTCCCGTAGAGCAAAAATTAGAGGATGTAGAGGAGGTGATGAAATGAGTGAGAAGCTGACGGAAAAGGAGTTGTTAGAAGAATTGCGGAGAATGCTCACCGGATGGCAAGATAATATACTGACAATAAACCCCTTGTTTTTTCCAAACGAAACCAAGCAAATTCGACGTTGCGAGGCAGCAAAAAAAGAAAATTGGAAAAGGAAAAAGCAAGCCTACAACCAAATCATTGGGATTATAGAGGAGCATTTTAAGAGGAAAGATTTTAAGGAAAAGGAGAAATAAAATGGCTTGGTACTGGATCATAACAATCATTATCGGGGCAATAATAGTGTTTTTCATAGGTGCTATTATTGCGATTAAGGTGAACGTGGACCATATATTCAAAATGCTGACAAGTTTTTGCAGGGGGCCGAGATGAAAGGCAAAAAAAAGCGAATTAAAATAGGTGTTCTTGAAAAAATGGAATGGTGTGGACTTATTTTAGTTGCACTTGGATTTATTTTCTTACCATTCGGCATTTTAGGGGCAGTTATAATGATTGATTCTCTGATAGAAAAAACTGGGGAAAAAATAATTAAAGCCATTGAAGAGTCAAAAAAATGAGCCAGAATAATAGGAGAGTGAAAAATAAACGACTCTTATGGTTTGGATTAATTTTGATTGCATGGATGATCGCCGGGCTTATCTTGTTGTTCTCAATCAACTGCAAATCCGAACCTTGCCTCATAAAGCAGCATAATGGGACGGTATTTATCACGCACGACGATGGCCGGACCGAAATTCGGGTTGTATGCCTGAATATTTCAGATCGGTATGTGTTCAATGTCGTAGCAGAGATTAGTGTAAAGCACATGCAGACGGAGCAGATCATTGACTGTATAGAAAAACGTCTCAACACGATTGAGCCTCGGGAGGTGAGAAAATTTTCTGTCTGGACAGATAGGTTGACATTCGGGGATGACGTGGGAGTCAGGGCAAGATTTACTCATAATGGGACTGGATAATGGCAAAAGCAGTATCAAAAGGATCTAGGAATGAGAGGCGATGTGCGGATGAATTGAGAGAACAGGGTTATCTGATATGGAAAACTATCCGTGCAAAGTATCAGAATATCGACCTTTTTGGATTATTCGATGTAGTTGCACTTCATCCAGAGGGGAAACATATCAAATTTATCCAGGTAAAATCGAACCGTGCCGATAATAAGGCTCGGGAAGCGATAATGAAGCTTAAGATGCCGTCCTCGTGTGAAAAAGAGATGTGGATTTGGAGAGATCGGCGAGGATGGATTAAAGAATCTTATGATTAAATGGAGATAAATATGGATTTAACAAGTGAAAATGTCAATAAGATTTTTCTTGATTGTCTTTTTGATGAAGACACAGAAGAGAATCAGGAAAAAGCAATTATAGTTGAGGGAATTATGTCAGTATTCGGATTTGACCCTGATAGAATCAAAAAACACAAAAATGATATTATTTCCTTGCTGATGCAATTGCCAAAAGAATTCCAGAGAAATGGGGGAGGGGGATGGTCTTTCCTTAATGCCTGCAATCGTGATGATGGGGAACAATGGACTGGCCTTCACGGAGATATGGAGCGGCTTTTCTCATTAGGGATTGCATGTGGTTATGCAAAATTCCAACTACCAAGAGATATGTGGAAGATACTTCCTGGAGGTATGCCATATGTCTGTATTGGGGAATAACAAACGGAGGTAATTATGAGTGAGAAAAATGATTTGATTCCGGCAAGGAACATGCCTGTTTTTGCATTGATGGCGATAATGCAAAAGCTTGTCAGTGATTTGTATGCTCGGATTGAAAAGCTTGAAGAGCATTTATCTGAGAACAAATAAATTTAACGGAGGTAAAAAATGAAAAAATTCACTACGTTCCTTTTTGTTTTATTATTCATTGTTCCGCTTGCTGTTCTGGCCCAGGAAGCTGTTGACCCGGATTTTCCATTCGAGGTTAACGATGCGATCGTAGCGGGCATTCAGACGATTTTTGGAATTGGCTTGATGGCCATTGTTCAATTCGTCAAGGCGGGAGTAAAAAAAGTATTCCCCAAATATGATGAATGGAGCAAAGTTGCAAGACATGCCCTGATGTATGGTTTAACATTGGTTATTGCTGGTGGTACAACATATTTTGTACTGACTTCAATGCATATAATGGCAACAACTCGATTCATTTTCTATACGATCTATACCTGGGGCTATATCAATCAATTCTGGAAAGCATTGAAAGAGTTGACCAGAAAAGCAAAGTAAGCAGGCAGGTTGTCCTTTGGGACGGGTGGAGTGGTGGGCGTTAATAGTGAATGGCATTATTTCATCTTGACAAATAACTAGCATTTCCTGTATTTGTATAAACAGGAGTCTATGTATATGCTGGAAGAGCATCGTCCGTCTATTCTTGTAAAGCGGGACTATTTCCGTACAAAAGCAGTCTGGTATCTCCAGAAATGGCTCCTCACTCCCTACTCCTGGGGTGGTAATGATTTTTCATCTCAAGACTGTTCTGGACTTATGATCGAAATTCTCAAGTCGGTCGGAGTTCTTCCACACAATTTTGACGATACGGCGCAAGGTCTCTATCTAAGATTTAAGCAATATAAAATAGATTATTTGAATGCAGGTTATCTTGTCTTCTGGTTCAAGAATGGCAAGGCGGTTCATGTTGAAATGGGTATTGATGAATATCATGTGATAGGTGCGTCGGGCGGAGGATCGGCTACGCTGACTATTGCTGATGCAGCCAAAAACGATGCTTTTGTGAAAATGCGACCAGTCAGCTATAGGGGATCGGAATATAAAACTGTTGATCCTTTCCGGTCAATAGAGGGGTAATGGATTCACCGCTGAGACATCTAAGTCATGAGGAGCGGAGATACTATGAAGACAGAATATTGAAGATGCGAGATGAAGATGGCCTTAAATTCAAGATTATTGCGCAGCGACTTGGGATTTCACTGTCTCGTATAAGCAAATATTACAAAAATGCAAAAGGGAGGATAAATTGCCAGGAGAAATAGGGCTCGTATTAAAATTAATCACGGAGCTTTTACCGATACTTAAACCATCAGAAGTGAAACAATTGAAGGGGGAACTTGAGAAAATCAAGGAGGATTGGGATGAAAAGAAGCAAGCATTACTCGAAGCATTGGAAAGTGGGGATATGGGCGTTATTAATTCTATTATCGCTGAGTTGTTGGACTTGTCAGAAGACTGAGATACAGCTAGTACCATTAGCAGGAGAGCGTGCGGTTGGCATAATTGATCAGGGTGTTATCATCTGGAATGCTGATGAAAATCCTAATGGCAAGTACATCATAGTGACACAGGCGTTGATCTATAAATTCACGCAGACGTTGGCGAAGAATATCCGGCTCAAGAAAGAGCTTGAGATTGAGCGGGCGAAGAAGGAGAAAGAGCAATGAGTACAGATCCAATAAGCATAAGTACCTTGATTGCGATTGGTGGGGGGATTGTTGCATACGCGATAAGAGAAGCAAAAAAAACCAAGACTGAAAAATCAAACAATGGTGATATAAAGGAAATCAAAAAATCTACGGGTGAGATTTTGACGTTTCTGAATAAAGTGGACAAGAATTTAGGCATTGTAAGTACCGATGTAGAGAATATGCGGAAGAACTGTAAAGCGACAACGGAGCGGTTTGAGAAAGATATTGATGAGAGTCGGGAAGATATCAAGAGTTTGCTTAAAAGAAAAGGGTCGAATACGTGATATAATGAGAGCGCCTAGATTTGTGAGAAAGGCTGTAAAGACGATGATAAAGGAACTGCTTATGGAGATTCTTGAAGATTGGATGCGAGAGGGGAAACACATCCATCTTCCGTTTGTGGCGAATTTTAAGGGGGAGAAGAAATGAGAAGAAAAACAGTATATAAAATTATGGGGTCGTTATTTGTAGTAGGCGCATTCTTTATTGAATCTAGTCGAATTGAAACAGGAATCGCCATTATAATCATGCTCCTCTTTTTCATACTTGCAGAAGTTCTTGAAGAGGATTAAAGAATGAAGCAAGTCGCATTTACGGCACTGATAAAGAATATGAAACACAAAAGCCTTGAATGTGGGGAAAAGGAGACGGATGTTGTGTTGCGGTTTCGATCAACGGATAAATTGAAAGAGCTAAATATATTAAATGAACTGCAAGTAGCTGACAGATTTGTAATGGTTGGAATAACAGAGTGTCCAGAAGAAAAGCTGGGATCACCAGATACAATGAAATGACAAAACCTAATCTTGAAAATCTGACAAATAAAAAAAAGGAGCAGCATAGGACTACACAAGCAAAGAAATCATTTCTAGAAATCTTCTATGATAAATCTGGCAATGTCTACGAAGCATGTAAAAGCGTGGATATTACAAGGACGACATATTATGATTGGATGAAGAATGATGAGGTATTCAAAAAGGCAGTCATAGATATACAAGAAGCCTTAATCGATTTTTCAGAATCCCAACTATTGAGTCTCATAAAAAACAAAAACGTGACTTCTATTATCTTTCATTTGAAAACAAAGGGCAAGGAGCGCGGCTATGTGGAAACGATTGCCATCGGTGGCGATGAGAAACGTCCTGTACGTTTGATTTTAGAGGAAGACGGCTCAAAAAACCCGATAAAGGGTAATGATAAAAAAAATGGGGAGGAAAAGAAGTGAAACGCCTTCATTTATACCTATGGGCGGAGGATCATCCGATGGGGATATTCGTATCAATGTATAACTCATGGGATGCAATTATCAGTAGTATCAAGCTCTGGACAAATCCAGATCATGTGTTTACTGTGATAGAAGAGGAGATTTAGGGGAGAGCAGCCAATTCAAAAACAGACAGAATACAGCAAGGACATTCACCTCTATCCGCACCAGAGCAAAGCGATATTGAGTAAGGCTAGATTTCCGGCTCTTATAGGAGGGACTGGAGGGGGGAAAACTTACGCTGGACCTTGGTGGCTCTATCAGGAAATATCGAAATATCCGAAAGAGGAGTATATTATCGTATCGCCTACCTATAATATGCTCAGGCGTACAACGTTGCCGACATTAGTTGATGCTTATCGAGGCACCGATCTTGAGGGTGAACTGAAGGAATCACGAAGGGAATACATATTACCGACAGGGGGGCGAATTTGGCTAGGGACTGGTGACAGGCCTGAGACGCTTGAGGGCGGACAGTACAAGGCAGCATGGCTTGATGAGGCCGGTCAAATGAAATATATGGTTTGGGTTGTTATCCAGGCACGGCTTGGATTCAAGCAGGGGCGCTGTTTTATGACTACGACACCATATGGGATGAATTGGTTGCATAAGCATGTCTACAAACTATGGCAAAAGGGGGATAAGGATTATGAGGTGATCAATTTTGCAAGCACAGACAATCCGGATTATTCGATAGATGAATTTGAGCGTGCGCAACGGGCGATGGATCCGAACCTCTTTGACATGCGGTATCGAGGATTGTTCCGAAAAATGGAGGGACTCGTATACCCGGACTTCGAGCCCAGGCATGCTATTGATCCATTCCCTATTCCAGACGATTGGCCTAAACTTGGTGGCATAGATTTTGGGTTTAATAATCCGATGGCACGATATAAAGGCGCCC